CCTCAATGCCGGTGTTAAACGTCCAGTAGCCGGTGCTGTTGATCCACTTAATAGTCTTATCAGTCGCACCTTTCAGCGTGATGCCGCCACCGTCAGCAGTGGTGTTGCTAGGCGATGCAACAGATCCCAGCTCAATGTTCTTGTCGTCGATCGTGACCGTCGTTGACTGAACGGTTGTGGTGGCCCCATCCACTTGGAGGTTGCCAGAAATAGTGACGTTGCCGCTGCCATCAACCGTGACGCGCTGCGTTCCACCAGTGCTAATCCCAACAGTATCCGTACCAGCAAGGTAAACGCCGTTTGCTGCATCAGAGCTAAATGCCAACGCTGGTGCGGCTGCCGTTCCATCAGGCAACGTGCGGAATACATTGGCCGCCGTAATTTTATGAGTTTCGTCTGAACTTACGTCAACAGCAACCAGTACATCACTGCTATCCAATGCTGTGATTGGATCCAGCTCAGTCAGCTTGATATTTGCCATGACGCTTATGTTTTAATGATATACATCAATGCAATGTTACGCGGTCTAGCCTCGCTGCCGCCATTGTTGTTGATGCTAATTCCTGTGTTTGCGTTGTTAATCGTGATGCCAGTCGTGGCACTCAATGTCGGCTCTTGACCACTAAGGCCCGTCCCAGACTCTTCAATCACACCATCACCGCTATCACTGTTTGAGTATTGGACTTGGTGGATGTGACCAGGGTCGTTAATTCCGTGGTTGTGACCAGGGTCGTTTACACCGTGATTGTGCTGTTTGTTTTGATCGCTTTGAGATGTACCAAAGTTGCGACCACTATCAACACTGCCGTTATCGGCCCAGCCACGAACAAACTCGCCACGTAAATCTGGAACGTTAAAGGTGCTTGACCCATCACCTGCGCCGAACGCCGTGCCAATAGCAGTAAACAAATCGGCGTAAGTTGTCCTGCTGATTGCTGCACCATTGCACTTCAAATAGCCGCTGGGCACAGTTGTGCTAGCCATCATGTGAACTGATCCAGTCGGCACAGCCTGTGGCAAAGCAGCAAAGCTTAGATTGCCGCTGCCGTCTGACTGCAAAACATCATTGGCATTACCGTCAGTGCTAGGCAGTGTCAGCGTGATATCACTCGCTGCGTTATCTGGAGCGCGAAGAGCAACAAAATTACTGTTGCTGCTATCTCTAAGTCTTAGTGCTTTGCGGTCACGGATTGTAATGCCGTTAGTGTCAACATGAGCGCGGCGCGTTCCACCAGTGACAATGCTAAAATCATTGGCACTATTTTTGAAGAACCCGGTGTCAGTATCGCCGCTAAACCGAATTGGCAAGCTGCTGACTGTTCCGGCAGGAATAGTAATGTTGCCAGTAAAAGTTGGACTGGCCTTTACAGCCAAGCCGAGATTAGCTGCAGACAGAGTGCCGACTGTAATGAATGCTGAGTTGGCAGCATTGCGAATTTTTAATGCGTCATTACTCGTATCTGCCCACCACATAAATGCAGTGGTTGTCGCTGGCTCAGAAGATCCAGAATTATTGCTAAAAAGTGCGTCGAAGTTGTTGTTTAAGTCGGCACGTACTGTACTGCCAGAGGCATTCTGTATCTGCTGGTCAGCTTGTGCCATTACCCTCGTCCATAGCCGACAGCATTCCAGCGGACCGTTTTTGCAATCCGACTGTCACTGGAATTGTAGACGGAAATATCAAAGCTTGATCCACTTGTGTCATTGCTAATTGTGTAATAGTCCGTGGTATTTGTAGTTGCAAAGATAATGCCAATTGACGGCTTTACGTAAAAACGATTGCCTGTCCCAAAATTTACAGTTGTGTCGGCACTGGTGCTAGTTGTGACCTCACCAGACAAGGTGCGATATGGCATTAGAGCCTTGACTCGAAGTTGATCTACGGAAACCTGTGCATCATCATCGCCAGTCTCAAACTCAGCCTTTAGCTCAAATGCACGACACTTAATTTCGGCATTGTTGAAGTGACGCCATGTTGTCCAGGTTGGAGAACCACTTGGGTCGTCTTCTGTTGTTCGCACATACAACTTGACATCACAAGTTGTTGGCGTTGTGCCATCAAAGTCTGCAATCGAGTCAAAGTCTGCAACATTATCAATCAAATTCGTGTTTGGGAAATATGAGCGCGATCGCAAAGTGCTCTCAAGTCGCAAGCTGCCTACATGTGTCAGAGTGTATGGATTGCCATTGAATTGATATTCGCCAGTGGTGTGAAGCACCGAGCCATTAGCTGCCATTTCAAGCTCTTGATCAGAGCTGTCAACGCTTAAGTTTGTTTTCGTGCCGGGGAACGTAGGATCCTCTGCTGCAGACAACGCCGAGACTTCCTCTGCGCTTTCAAGCTCAGGCTTGACATACTCAATGAGCGCAAAGTTCTGACTCTCGCGACCGCCAGAATCAACAAACTTCATTGAGTAAGTTCCAGACTTCAAGTCTGCATATGCCTCGGTCGCAGATCCTGCGATCTCCTCAGAGATGCTGGTGGAGTTGCTCCAAGTGACATTGGATGTATTGGGCGAGTGACGCAATCTGACATGACCACCGTTCCGCACATCAAGGTCGAGAGACTGACGCCACGTTAGTTTCGCCTGACCATTAACAGGAATCATGTCGAAGTCAATATAATTTGCGTCTGATGTATCAGTGATCAGCTGCGGCGGTGCCGTTTTGCCTTGGATTGTGAATGTATCGCTCGTGATTATGCTGCCACGATTCAGATAGTTTCTGGCTTGGATTTGCACTTGCAAATTGCCAGCTCGAATGTCACGAATTGTTATTGACGGTGATGCTGTAGTTAGCGTCTCAAAGTTGTCATCGTCAATGCGGTACTGGACCCTAAATTCACTAATGTTGACACGATCATGCTGCCAACTAATTGACGCACCAACAAACACACCCTGGCCCGTTTCATACAGAAACTCTTCTGCCGTAATTGAGTCAACTGCATTAGGTGTGGCTGAAAGGTTTGTAATATCGCGATTAGTTAGCTCATTGTCAGACTCAACTGCGTCATAGATCGTAGCATTGTAAGCAGCTGCACTAACGCCATAAATGCCATCCTCAGACTCTGAGACGGAAATAACTCTGAATTGCTGCGATTGTATGTCTGATGTTTGAACTAAAAATACCGAGCCAGTTGTAGGTGTCTGACTAAAAGCAGAGGTCACGTCAATTGTTGCCGTACCATTGGCTTGTGGCTGGATGCCGCCTGCAGGTATGCTTCGCGTTTCTGCAATGCCACTGGGTAGCATCACTGTCACCTTTGGATCATTGGTGCTGGTCGCCACGCTGACTGAAAGATTGGTGCTGCTATCAACAGTCAGTTGTGTGCTTGTTGCAGATTTGACGCGACCACTTCTACGAACACCAGCTCTGACTGGATCGGCAACATCTATGACTTGACCAGGACGAAGAATAATTCCACTCTCAAGGCCGACAGAGAACTGAATTGTTTCTGTTAGATTCTGTTCACTCAGGAGCGTCCATTTGCCAATTCTGTGTGCCTGCCCTTGGCTGTAACATCCAACGGCTTTAATATCTTTGTTGATTATGCCGTATTTGGCTACAGCATCATGGTCTTCGACATATTCAAACTCAGTATCGCCCAATGTGTCGTAATTTTGATAGGCAACCGTTGCAACAGTGTGTCGTGCTTTTTGTGACGTTCCACTATATTCAAATAACCCGTCTATGACATTGGTTGGACCGATTGCGTAAGAGGCATCAGTCGGCTTGTCTTGAGCAAGAACTAACGAGCCCGCACCATAGTATGCAATACCTCTAAAGATAGCTGTCATCTCCTGGATGACAGTGTAAACTTCAGCACGACTATTGATTAACATATTTAGGCTAAAACGCGGTTCTTGACCGCCTCTGCCATTGTCAACTAAATCATTGCAATACTGGCTTACAGCAAAAAAATCATATTTGTCGAGTGTGCTCTCAGGAATGCCTGCTCCATAGCGATCTGAGATCAACAAATCATATAAACACCAGGCCGGATCATTTGTCCAAGTCGCTGCTGAAAAAGTACCGTCCCAAACGCCTGAGTATGTGATGCGGCCAATATGTGTTGTGGTGTCTACTGTGGCATTGCTCGGAATCTTGACCTTAATTCCACGAATCAAATACTTGCGAGTCGGAATACTTTGAAACTCACGAGAATCAAAGCGAAGCGCAACTAGCGCAGAGTTTGGATAGCTGAATTTTTCATCGATAATTTCGGTAAAACTCTGGAAGATTGTTGTGCTAGCTCGTTTTTGACTTGTTTCGTCGGCACTTACACGCACCATGCGTACTTGAACATTAGTGCTGCTGCTAAGCGTAATCATGTAGTCACGCTGATAGCGGTTGCTGCTTTTGCCGCTGATCGTGTCTGTAACTACGTCATTAAATCCACCACCGTCGTACTGAACTTGGATTTTAATTTGAACACTATGTCCGACAATGTCGCCATCATCCTCTACCTTTTGCAGGCTAGGAATTGTCAACGTTACCCGTAGGCGATCAACATCTGTTCCAAGCACATTCCTGGTGACAGAAGTGCCATTTGTAACTTCGACATTAACAGGTCTCTCAACTTGTGTCGATCCAAAGTCCCCAGGTATATGATTTTGTGCTTGAGTGCCTGCACGGGTTACAACAGAAAACCCAGAGAAGTTGTTGCTGCCATCAGCATTTTGGATCGGAGTGCTATCAAGAAATATGCTCTTATTGCCGTCATCCAAGCCTTGAATTTCGCCCTCACTGATTAGATCCAGTACATTTGCAAACTGAATCGACTGAAGAGTGTCATCTGCTTCAGTGGGTGTGCGACTGCCGCCACCACCTTTGCCGCCACCACCAGCACCCTGAATGTACTTAGTTTGTGTCATGCCTGTTTCTGATCAACATCAAGGCCGCTGGATAGCACTGCTGATCCAACGAATAATCGCCCATAAGCTATGGGCACTGGCAAACCTTGCTTAGAAGTATTGACGACATTATTAAAGACAAATGACTCAAGTTTTGCCGCTTCTCGTCCGCGCTCAAGCCCACTATCAGGCTGTGGCGAAATTGCTGTTGCAATACCTGAAAGCGTTAAAACAACACCTAAGTTGCCTGCAAGAGCGGCTAATTTGGCGCCGAAAGCTGCTTTCGCCCCAGCAGTAGCACTAAAGCCTCCAAGTCCAAATGACAATGATCCGCCCTGTGTCACAATGGCAAGTGCCACTAATCCAAGCCCGACCGCAATCTGCCCAAAGCCTCGACCGGCACCAGCAACTAAGGGCGTAATGCTAAACACTTCTCTATCACTAAATGGAAAGCCCAATGGGGATAGGTCGTCTGTGACTTTCTCCTTCCCAAGAGTTACGCGATATGCAACACCATCTTTTTCACTATCAATCAACCACTTTTCTAAACCTGGGAAATTAACACACAATGCTTTGATCGCTTGTGCAGGCGTGTTTACGTCAAACTCGAAACGGCATTGTCCAAGTCGTTTGCGTAATGCGCCATAGACCTTAACGACTTTCATGCCTTAAGGCGCAGGCTGTACTTTTAGCATAATAGCCGCCAAAAATATCACGACTTGAAAGCCTGCCCTGCACATGATGCAGCACCTGCTGATCGCCCATATAAATTGCTGCATGATTCGGCACAGGTGACACGAGATTCATCAATATCAAATCTCCACGTCGTACTTCCTTGACTTCTATTTTACTAAAGCCCTCTTTGGCGAAGTTATCCAAGTACAGATTTTGACCATGATCCCACCACTGATCACGTCGGTCATAATCACGCAACTCAATGCCGTATTCTCTTGCGTACCAGTCACGCACAAGGCTGTAGCAATCGACTACACCATGAACAAATTCACGACCCACATAAGGCAGTCGAAAGCCAGTTGGCTCGCAGTAGCCCCAAGCTTCGGTGTTAGGGTTGACAATAAACCATGGCAGCTCTGACTTCTCACAAGCGACAAGATCTGCTGCAGATGGCTCTGGCTTCGTGATTGGATGACTGTGGATAATGGCGATCACTTCACCTTGATTCTCGACCTTGTCCCATCCACTGAGAACAAAATGCTCATCAGGTGTTGCGGCAATGTTTTGACATGAGAAATACTTGCGCCGTCCTTTTACTACAGCGATTAGACCACAACATTCGCGAGGTGCTTCTGATTTGGCGTGCTGTAAAATTTCGGCCTTTATTGCTGCTGACAAACGCATCATTTAGTCAGACCTGCACCAGGGAATGACCCAAATGGTAATTGAGCATTGTCGCCGAAGCGACATTTGCAACTTGCTATCCTCTTGCCACACACATCATCGGCATCAGTTGTCACCCCTTCATTGTTCACATCAAAGCGTCTGAAGTTAGTACCATCAATTGTCTTGCCTGGACCGACAGAAGGGTTGTAACCACACTCTGAGGACTTGTAGACCCACTGACATACATTGGCAATAACTTGTCGTCTTGGCAGTTTTTGACCAGCCAAGTCAAATTTACTCGCCAATTCAAATGTCACCGTATCTCGTGTTTCAGATGCTTTGCGGTCAATAAACCAACGCTCCTGAGGAAACTGTGCATTTGGGTCTGGGACTCCACTTGGGTTTCGGACCGTTTCTAGATTCAAGGTGTCTCCGCCTTGAGTTGTTAAAGTATCGCCACCTTGTGCAATCGCTACAGTCTCAGTGCGAAAGTTAATGCCATCCAAGTACTTTTTGAGAGTACGAATGCGCCGAACTTCCGCTCCACCAAGATCATTGCCTGCTGTTGTCGCATTGACTAAAGCGAGCAAGACTGTCATTGTGCTGTCAAGGTTGCTGACCGTCAGTGTTGGACGCGGCAGCGTACCTGTGCCTTTGTATTCAAATCCTTCTGCTTTGACCGGCAGTCGCGTGTACTCATTGCCATCGAAAACTACATTAACGTCTTGATTGCGATCATTCCGACTCATGCCTGCATGCCAACGATATACATCAGAACTTCCGTGCAAAGTGCTGTCTAGTCGCAGCTCAAATAGCTCAATAACCGCACTTGGTGCAAGCTTTAGCAGCTCGTCATAAACACTGCTGATCGCAGTCCACACACATGTTCCATCCGTAACCGTGCTGGCTATATCAGTAGGCCAAGTCGGCTCTGAACTAGCTGACGTTCCAGCAGTTGTGCAGCGGAACCACAAGCCAGTGCCATACGAAACCGTGGGGCGACGAACGTCACCAACGGAAAATGCGGTGCTAGCGGCCCATGTTGCAACTGCCATTACGGTTCAAATACTTCGCGAAAGGTTGTTTGAATTGTGGCGCGGTTTAAGTAAGGAATTGACTTGCTCCACTCCTCGCAAATGAATTTTGAGCTTCGACTTTCACCTGGTGGGGTGAAATCAAATGGCGCATTATCATCTGCGCGAGAGTCTAAGAATGTCTCAATAGTGTCTGCGTCCGCTTCAGAGACTTCAAAAGTTAAGTTAAAAATTTTCGGATTCTGATTCAGACCGAATGTAAGTCGGGCCTCATAACCATCGCCAAATTGCACCTTGCGAAAATTCGGTGCGCTGCTTTTTTGCAGCCCATAAGTAGGTGTTATGGACGGAAAAGTAGCCATTAAGTTGCAAGTAGGCCGCCAGGACGTTTTTGCCTCACAAGTTCTTGCTGAACTGCTACGCCGATTGCTTTGCCAAGCTGTGAAGCTTGATCGGAGCTGCCCTCAACAGATGAACCAGAAGCATCAACATTTACTGTTATGTTAGATCCGCCTAATTGATGATTAGGAACAATTGTTCCTGACCGTGATGGTACAAAGAGCTCAGGGCCACGTTCACCAACTAAAGAAGCTTTGCCCACTGGAGGTCTGCCACCATTGGCGAACTTAAATCCACTAGGTATGTCACCAAAAGACGGCAAACCTAGGTCAGTACTAAATAATGCTTTTGAATCCAAGCCAGATGCCATATTTGCTCCAAAACCTGAGCTAGCAGGGCTAAAAATGCCGCCTATGCCTTTGAGTATTGAGCCAAACAACCCACCTGAGCCTCTCTCACCCATGATCGCCGTTTCAAGAAGCTGTCGCTGGAACTGTTTGAGGACACTGGTTAGCGTTTCGCCAAGTGTCTTGGTTCCGTCAATCATGCCCTCAATGCCGGTAACAATCTCATTGTTGATCGTGTCAGCTAGCTTGACGGCCTCATCAGTGAGTTCTTTTTGCTCTAATGTGAGCATCTCAGTTGCATCGGCTTGCTGATATATATTCTCCAGTGTTTTTACATAAGTGTCATATCTCTTCTGGGCAAATTCAGCTCTAACTTTGTCGCTTTCTTCTTGGAAGACTGCATCTACAAGTTCGCGATTCTGCACACGTTTAGTGGCGTTCTCAGTCTTGTTGATCCTGGCGAGAATATCAGCACGTTCGTGCTCTAGTTGCTTAATAGCACGCTCCTCATCAGATGAAATCTGCAGCAACTGCAAACGTCGCGACAACATCTGATTGATGTCTCCTCCCTGATCATCCTCAGTATCAATAATTGTCGGGGTCTTGATTTTGGCAGGCTCAGACGGCTTACCAAGCTTCTGCATCCGATCAATCAGCAGGTTAATGTTGGTCCTTGTTTCACCTATTTGCTTTTTAAGTTCTTTGATGTTGCCGACTTGATTGCCAAAGCCCATCTCACCCATGCGCTCGGCTACTCTCAGCTTTTCTTGCAAATCAAACTGCCGCTCCAGTTCCTCATTCAGAAGGCGCTGATTGGTCTCATAATTTCCAACTTTGAGTGCTTTATTGAGTTCTTCCTGCCGTTCAGCAGCTTCCTTAGCTTTGCTAGCAAAATGTGCCAAATTACCCGCGACAATAAGAAGTGGTAAAGCAATTAACGCGCCCTTTGCAATAACAGCAGCGCCACCAATAGCTGCAATTCCTCCCGCAACAACGCCAACGCTTTTGATAAATACAGCAAGGGCTGGAAGAACAATCGCCAACGCGCCTGCAATACCAATAGCGGCCGCTGACAGAGTTTTAACTTCATCAGGCAGTCCATCAAACAGTTTGACGACCTTTGTCAATTGCTCGACAACTGGCACAAGAGCAGGAAGCAAAGACTGTCCAAGACTCGTACTCAAACCTTTGACTGCATTATTTAGCGCCTGAAACTTCTGAGCAGGCGATTGATCGATCAATGCCTTGACTTTCTCCCCATTGACCTCAAAACCTTTTGCCAGAGCGTTAATCAAAACATCGGCAGTGATCTTGCCCTGTTTCGCTAGCTCCCTAAGCTGACCCTCTTGCACATCCATTTCTTCGGCAACAAGACTCAAGATGCCTGGAAGTTGCTCAGAGATGCTTCTAAATTCATCGCCCTGCAGCCTGCCAGAACCCAACGCTTGACTTAGCTGTCTAAACGCGGCTGAAGCCTCTAATGCGCTTGTGCCACTAGCCAGTGCTGTCGCGTTAAAGCCGGCATACACACTTTGAATGTCATCCAGTGAGACGCCAAGTGGACGTAAACGTGCAAAAATGTCGCTGAATGCACTGCCTGATTCGGCAAGTGACAAGTTAAAGTCTTTTGCGTTCTGACGTACCAGTTCCTGTACGCGATCAAACTCACCAAATTCTTCTGACAGCAACTTAAGCCGCAGTTGTGTCTGCTCAAATGTCGCAGCCTGTTGCACAATGCGCCGCGTGAACTCAGCTACGCCGATGCCAACCAGCACATTCCTAAGGTTGCCCATTTTGTCGGCAAACTTATCTGCGCTACGAGCCGCCTGATCGAGTCCACGCTTAATAACAGTACCTGCCCTCCTGCCCTGCTTCCCAGCCGCGTCTAGAGCCTCCTGGGCACGTTTTACGCCCTTTTTAAGCCGATCAGTGGCTGCAGTTATTCGATTGAATTGCTGGACGGGTTGAGCCGCCTTGACAATAATCTCAACAGCGGCCACTATATCGCATTAAATGTCTAAAAACACTCTACCTGCGCTGCGCTTTAGCACGTTCTTGTGCTTGCCGCTCGCGCTCATTTCTTAGATCATAAAATGCCGCCCAATATACAAACTCCTCCTGTGTCATGTCACGCCGAAGCTGACTGACAGTCATGCCAAGTTCGCAGGCCAAAAAGAACTCAAAGTAGAGCCAGTTGTCCTGCTTTAGTCGTTTTTTGATTCATCGACCTTTTCTTCCTCAAGGTCGAACAAGAACAGCTCAAGTTCATTGAGGATCTTTTCAGGCAGCTCGCGCTGTAGTTTTGGCACATCAGCCGAAGCAAATGCCTTACTTCCATCCTCACGTTCGGCCATTTGACACAGCATCTGAGTGCTAATGTCAAGAGCTTGGTCCGAGTTAGCAAGAGACTGCGCACGCTTGCGATCTGCACGTGTGATCGCCTTGAAGTACAAAGTCATTCCGACAGAGCCGTCAGGTTTTTTGACTTCAAATTTGCGGCGCTCAGACAAGTCAAACATGCCGACGAGCATGTCAACTGTTCTTTCCTTCTGGGTCATTAGATGGCGTTAGTAATCGTGCCGTTACAGGTGAAGTTGACCGAGATCACTTCAATCTCGCCCACTGTAGCCGCATACTCCGCAGAAGTTATTAGTGCTGCAAAGCTGATCTTTTTGCCGCCGGTCTCATCAAGATACAGCTCAAAGTTGGCGTTGGCAGGGTCCTCAGTAGTTAGAACCTCGTTGATAAGGTCGAGCTTGTCTCCTGAGCCTGGAGCGTCATAAAGAATCTCAACAGACCCTGAGCCACCCACTAGGCCACCGACATAAGCACGAAAAGTGTCGCCATGGTCAGTGACTTCAAGCTGCTCTTTTTCGACACTCAATGACCAAGATCGCACAGCAGCAACCTCACCAAGTGCCACACCAGCAGCATCTTTGTCGAACTTGACAGTTCCTTGTTGTCCGCGATAAAAAGCCATGATCAGATAGAGGTAGTGATAGTGCCGTTAGTTACAAAATTAACGGTGATGATCTCAAGCTCACCGATAGTTGCGCCCATCTCAGCAGAAGTCACAACGCCATCAAAAGTGACTTTTTTGTCGCCTGAAGTGTCAAGAAACAACTCAAATGATGCTGTTCCCTCATCTGTTGCCGTATTGATGTGGTCAACAAATGCTGCCGTCTCATCAGAAGATGAAGCGGTGTAAATGACCTCTACACTGCCAGAACCACTAACAATGCCGCCGACATTGCCTGCATAAGTGTCGCCCATGGACGTAGTCTCAAGGACGGCCTTATCAAGAGTCAAAGACCAGGATCTAGTGCTAGTGATTGCAGAGTTGGAGGAGCCAGCATCATCAAATTTGACGCTTCCCTCCTCACCGCGATAAAAGGCCATAGTCAGAGTTCCTCAATAAATTCAAAGGTGACGCGAACTTGTGTCTGAAAAAATCCACCTGGTAATGTGGTAGTAATTACAGATGGTCCAGTTGGCGCGTCAAAATAAACATCTGACACGTTAATCCTATTATAGAGATCACGAATACGCTTCCCTACGGTGTAATTAGGGCCACTACCTACGCCAGGTGCGGAGAATATATTGACAACAACAAGTCCGACAATAAGGTTGTCACTGCCAGTTGCCTCATTGAGTGTTAAATACTGACTTTCGTCAAATGTAACCTCGCACTGTACCCAAGTTGAATTTGGTGTCGGCTCATATGGTAGGTTGTTAAAGACAACAGGTATTGCAGGACTGTTCGCCAGTTCAGTTGCTAGCCGACCCTCAATGACTGCTCTGATTGTGTTTAAGTTTGCGGCTGCCATTACCTCTTACCATTGATAATTTCGTCATAAGCCTTAGTCACGAAGCGTTGCATCGACTTTGCAATCAAATCTGGGTAGCCCTTTTTGATCTGATTGTTTTTAGTTCGCCAGCCAGCTGGCTTTGCATTGCGCCATGAATAGGGCAAATTAGTGCCGAAGATTACAGGCTCAGCATAAGGTTGGTTGTTGAAACAATGATAGTTGTTGCCGAGCTTTTCATTGCCAGCGACGTAGTTTACGCCGACAGGTGGGAGAATTTTTTTGCCATAATCTGCTTTTTCCTTGATCGGCCCACTGTCTGTATTTTCACCGATCTGCCAGCTAGCTCTAAGAGTGCCTGTATCGACAGATGTGGCCTTTTTAAGGCGCTTGTCAGTCTCAAATACAACGACACGCAGAAGTTTCTCTACTGAGTCGCGCAAATAATCATCAAGATCATCTAGTTTTACGATCTGCTTAGCCACTACGCTCGCAGGTAAATGTCGTAAACAATCGCCTCATTGTCCTGTTCAATCGTCTCAACAGTGACAATCTGATAAATCTTGCTCTCAATGGTAACTTTGTCATCAGGCAGCGGCTCACTGCCAAGCGATAGTGCAGAAACAGTCAGGCGTTTATCAATTTGCAAATGTCCAACTTTGTTTGCGCCATAAGCAAGATCATTAAGCTCGCTTTTCTTAACATCATCCAAGACGCCTTTCACCGTCTCAGATGTGATGGACTCAGCCACCTCGCCAGTAGTTGTGTTATATGCCCCACGGGTGACAAAGTTGACAGTTACGTCGCCACCAACTTTCTTGATCGCTGTATCAGCAACCTTTCTTAGCGCCGCCTTAAGTGACATTAGATGCGGTAAGCAACTGCAGCACCACCGCTCAATGTGATGCTCGTAATCGTTCCATATAAGTAAGAATCAGCCGGAAACTGCTCATTAACAAGAGAGTTGCCAGTCAGATCCTCACTAGAGATTGCACTAATCGTGCTGGCCTCATAAAAGTAAATAGCGCAAAAGCGGCCTGTATGTGCTGCCGTGTCAGTAATTACTTCTGCCCCACTGGCATACATCATGATTAACTCCGCTTTACTGAAATGTTACCCGGCCCACTAATTCTAAGTCCAATCAAATAACGCTCGACCATTGGTGGAATACGCTCCACACCAACAGCTCCATATTTGTCAGTTTCAAGTTTGATACTGCCGATCTCTAGACTCTTGAAGTCTTCCAAGCCGCTAAGGCTGATACCCTCTTTGTTGTTATGCAGATAAACGGCTAGCTCAACTTGAGCACGTTTAATCTCATATGGAATCTCTGTATCGGTGTAGTAGTCAGTTGTGACTCTGAAAGGAAAGCCGACAGAATAAGTGTTGATATAAGTGTCTGGCTTTCGCACACCAGTACGCGGCCATTGCAATGCCTGGGTGTCTGTCGCCCTTGCGCCTAAAAATCTTTCGCGATCTAATCGCTGTGCAGCATAAGCCAACGCTCGGTTGCGACTATCATCGTTGCCAGTGCCCCAATCAGTGACATCAGCATTCTTAACCATCGCGTCAACAAAGTCGTTGGCGTCACTCAGTGTCAGGTAGCTGTTCGCGTTTGCTCCTCCTGCTGTTGCGTCGATTGTTACTGCCATTCTTAGTCTCAGGCTTAGTTTTCTTGACTTCAGGGGTGGAGGCCGCCGCTTCCGCAGCAGCCTCTTGTGCCCTCAGTCGCTTAAAAGCGAAGTAACCCATTAGGAACTAGCGCCCTTCAGAGCCACATAGTTCAGGACGATTGCCTCGCCCAAAGAACCTGCGGAAACATTGGCGACAGTGATCGCAAAGGATCCGTCAGCAATGCTGTTTGCCTGAACCAAGTAACTGCCAGCCGTGCCAGCAGAACCATGGTTGACAATCACAACGTCGGTAGAAGCGACTTCACTGTTGGTAACAGTGAAAGAAACTTCGGCTGCAGCAGCAAGTGCCGCATCATCCATTGTGATTTGACCGGATGCAGCATTAAGCGTCACGCCGGTTGACTTGCTGGTGGCCTGAGTGACAGTACCGCCAGTGGTGGGGCCGATTAGTTTGCCCGCTGTTGCCTCAAAGATAGATGCCATGATTAGTTACCTCAATCCAGGTTGGAAGTAACAGTGGCGCGAACAATGCCGAGGTTTTTAGTCTCGTACACTTTCGACCAGTTGCCCACAGTCTCAAGCTGAGAGCGGGTCGGGTTCACAGTGGTGACAGCCCACTTAGCACCAACAGGGTGGTAGCAATAGTGGAGGTCAAGAGCCATTGCATCCGACTTAGCGAGCACATCGCGATCAGTTTCAGTACGCAGGGCCAGTTGTTCGCCAGAGGCGACTGCACCTTGAGTAAAGAAGTAGGTTGCGTACTCAGTGCTGCTACCAGAGCCGGCAGTTTGCACATCGTCGGAGACAATCACGCGCAGACCCATGTAAGTTGCGAAAGTGTTCGCATCTTCATAGGCACGTGCAATAGAACCACCGAAAGCATTGATGGTGGATGCGCCAGTGGCTGCGGTGTCAAGGCGAGCCTCAGTGTTGGTCACATAATCAATTGCGCGACGCTCAACCAGGCTGTAGAAAACCGAGCTGTGCATACAAACGGCGGTCAGCTTCTCACCTTGGTCGCCCAGCAGAGACTTAGCCTCAGCAATGTGGCGGGGAGAAAGCATGGTGGGTGAATCGCCAGACTCACCATCAATGGTCAGCGGGAAGAAAGCAGCAGAAGAGCTAGTAGTGCCCAGGCTTCCAAACACGCCGGCCAAGCAAGAAAGCAGATCCTTTTGGCGTTGATTAGCAACATAATCAGCAACCTTTTGGCCGATAGCAGCCATGGGATCAGAACCGGCAGCCAGAGCAGCAAGGTCGCGGCTTTCAAAGGCGCGTCCACGGTGGAGCATAACTCCAATCTGGTTGTCGGCAGTAATCTTGCCAGGAGTCAGTGAAGAGCTGTCAGTCAGCACCTCAAAGTCGCCAGTCAGATTAGCTTTATAGAAAGGGATTTTGATAAAATCGCCGCCCTCTGTAGCATTCAGCTCCGCAAGAGGCTGAACAACACCCGATGACAAAAAGGCATCGCGCTGGGTAGTTTGCTCAATAACATACGGAGTAAATACCTCGGGGACGATAATATCAGAGCGAAGAGTCGCCATGATACAGTCAGAGAAATTTACTTATGCCCCACAGAGGCGTCAGCGCAGCACAGCCTTGCCGTAGTTATATATTAACTATTAGCCGCAGACTTAAATCTTTCGTAGAGGTCGCGATCAGTTCTGAACAGTCGTGATTGTTCTGTCAGGTTGTAACTTTCACGTGCAAATGGATTCTTCATACCAGATGGAGTCTCTGTACTTGTACGCGATGATGGTGCTCCACCTCCAGTAGGACGTGGCGATTTTTGCATCCAGTCAGGAAGACTATTCTTCGCCCACTCATTTACAGGTCGGCGCTCATAGCCATCAACAACAACTACGGTGCCGTCTTGCTCACGTTCAATGCGATCAGGTGACAGCTTTGTCTTGAGCACCATGTCAGGGTCATGAACAACATCGGCCAATGCACTGATTGCAGGCGTGATTAGTTCCAGCTCTTTGACCCTTGCTTCTAGTTCGGCAATGCGTTGATCTTTCTCAGCCGTTGCATCTCTGAATTGTTGTTCAAGTGCTTGTCGCGCCTCTGTGTATTTGCCTTGTGACTCAAGCTGTGATTGCTCGGCTTTTTGCTTGAACTCAATCAGCTCCTGAATATCAATGCCATCTGGAACGGCCTTGGCCTGCTGTTTGGCTTGCTTGTACTCATTCAGCAGTTCAGCATTCTTGCGCCGCATTGCTTCTAGTTCTGCAATAAGTGCAGATTTAACAAGCCATATTATCCGCCTATTGCTGATTGCCGATCTTTTCGTAGATCTTGTCGGCTTTCTGGATAATTTTTTGTGCTTTTTCTCGTGATAGACAGCCTTCGGCCTTTTGCAAACACTTCGCCAGCTTTTTGTGCTGTTTGTCCATCACCACTTGACCTTATTTGCCCACCAAGCTCCGCTCATTTTGCCACGTGCAATGTTCTTTGCATGTCGAGCCTTAAAAGCTTTGCGTCTTTTGCGATTAGCTTCTGATTCTCCCTCTCTGGCAGGACTGCCTTTTTCGCCTTGCTGACCGAAGCGAATCAGTTTTACTTTGTCGCCCTCTTTGGCAAGGACTACATGAGATTTACTCGGATGACTTGGAGTGCGCTTGGGCTTGTTGAATCCAGATAAGCCATATCTTTCAAGTCGTGGATCTTTCTTGCTCATGACTGCTGATCGTATAAAGTTTCCAGCATCATTGCTGACAAGATCGACTTAAGTTCCCTTAAATTCTCCTGTTCCTCTGGGTCAGGTCCACCGGGCCATTTTGCATAATAGAAACTTACTGCCCGATGCAAAAGCCGTACAGCGTCCGCAGTAACAGTAAGTTCCCAGCAGTCATCAGTCACTTTTTCTTCCTTTTTTTGTCGCGCAACTTTTTAAGGTCAGCGGCAGTAATTTTGTCACGTGGTGGAGCCAACGCTGCCATCTTGCGTTGTTTTGCCGAGTATTTAGACTTTGGCATTACTTTTTGCTCCTCTTGGCGGCTTTGCTCAGCTCAGATTGCTTTTTGAGGACAGGGTTGCCCGTGCTATCTGACTTGATACGGATGACAGGATCATCTTCAGTGCCGACCCTAGTGACAGTGCCACCTGAGGGACCCTTGACGCTGCCTCTTTTTCCCGCAGAGCCTGTAACCACGCCATAAGTTCTTACTCCGCGATAGAGCCAACTGACTCTGGTCCCTTTGCTCGGCTTAGTCTTCATTTCTTGCCACCCTTTTTCATCTTTTTCTTCTTAGGTGGCCGGCCCATCTTTGAGCCGTAAGTTCCAGGACCTTGAGGCATTCTTTTAATGCGAATAATTCATTCTAAGTTATCATCTTTGTGTTAGCGGTTGGATTATCTTCAGGTGTCGGCTTCTCGGGCTCAGGCTTTGCCTTCGGCTCAAATGATTGCAACCATTCACGCAATGCGTCGCCAGTTGGCGTGCCTTTCGGCCACTTTACATGTTTTAAGATCGCCTTGTGCTCTGTAAATGTTCTCGATGAATTTTTGGCGTAGACGGTATAAGTGACTTTTGGACCTTCACGCCGACGACTTCTTTCGATCCACAGAGTCCGAGTGACAAACTTAGTTGTTTGCATTGATTGGGCCGTACCTTTTCGTTAGCTCTTCGAGAGTAACTTCACTTCCATCATCACGCACGAGTTTTTGCAGTGCTTTTTGCGGACTCATGCCAGGTTGGCGGCGCAACTTGTCAAAATAATCAGCACGACCTTTGCCTAGAGCCTTAACTCTGACAGAGACATTCTCAGGTTGTGCGATCCAATCACCATATTTCATATCAGCCGGCACCATGCCACCTATTGCAGCTCGCTCACCCTCATCATCCGGGGGTGAAAATGGCAGATTGTCATAATCAATCACAGCGGCAATTGTGGATCGGCAGTTGAAGTGCTGTGGTGGCTCAGGCCCCTTCCCATACTCAAACTGTTGGCCGTCAAGCGCCATGCAAATAGCCGTTGTTCTTGCATCCAACACGGCGATGTATTCATACTTCTTTGTAATGTCATTGTTCGCCTCATACACATTCATGGCAGCCGTGTTAGTAACTTGATTTACGCTGGTTCGGACAAGAGTCATGACCTGATGATTTGCCACCGCAGTCAACTCGCCACCGGCCTGCTGTAGCTGTTTCATTGACAGCCCAGCCGCTCTTACTTGTCCAACTGACAAAGGTGCATAGTCACCGAACTTCAAGCGCCCTTTAAGCCGACGTGTGATCTGTGGCAGTGTCTGGCCTGACAAAAGTCCCTGTCTGACAATCTGGCCGAACAATGCAGCTTGACTTTCTGCTAAACCACGAAAAGCTTTTGCGACTGTTTTGCCATTAGGCAGTGTTATTGTTGTGCCTTGAGTCGCTGTCAGATTAAATGTTGCACGACCCACAACACCTTGGACTCCAGGATCAGGCACGCCATAAACCGCTTTGTAAAGGTCATCGCTTAATGCGACAACATTTACATCTGTAGGATCGGTTATTACAACAGATTGAGCAAAGTCACTCGCCACCTCAACAGTATTAACAAGGGATCTTTCACCTCTTGGCAGGACATTGCGCAGTTGCTGTGTCACAAACTCGCTTTGTAACTCGGCTACGCCTTGCAGTTGTAAGACTGTGAACTGTGTTGCATCACCGGCCCAACCATCAAGCGATGCCTTTAGTTGTGCGAGAATGCTTCTCAGTCTTGCGGCGCGAAAGAGCTGACCATCATCATCCAACCCAAGGTCATCAATGATCCTCAGCTCGTTGACAGCGCGAATGATAATATCGTTGTAA